TCACTCCATCGCGTCGAGAATCAGCGTGGCGCGCGGGGACAGGCCATGATCGCCCGCCTGCCGCACCTCCACGGTTGCAGTACCGCTGCCGTTCAGCCGCCATTCGGGCACATCGCTCATCGCGATCACCTCGGGCTGCCCCGGAACCATCACGCGCAACTGATAGCGCTCGACGCTCTCGCCCAGCGGCGCGTCGGTGCCGTCACTCCACCGCCATCCGGCCCGGCTGCGGCGCGTCCAGCGCAGCATCCTTCCCCCCGCGTCCGGCACCGCATGCAGCGCAACCGGCGCCGGCGGAGTCGCCGAGCGGCCGGTGAGGGTTACGCCGACCTCGACCGGCTCGGCATCGCCCACCCCCGTCGCCATCACCTTAAGCCGCGCGCCGACAGCTCCCCGGCCATCTTGCACGGCCAACGTCTCGCGCTCGATCAGGACGAATCGGTCGTCGGCAGCCATCGCGCCGATCGCATCCTCGGTCCCTCGCCGCCCGCGCCACAAACCGCTCAGTCGCCAGCGCCCGGCACCGATTGGCACCGCCCGCGCAAACTGGACCAGCTCCGCCCCGACCAGCGCCAGATTCGCACCGGCATCCAGCGCCTCGGGCGACGCATCGGCCAGCTCCATCTCCGCATGGGCAAGCTCGATTACCAGTTGCGATGCGCGATCCTCGATCAGCGCACTCGCGCTGCCCGCAGGCTCCACCACCGCCCCGATCACCGCCGGCGCCGCTGTCCCCCCGATCGCCTCCCATCGCGCACCATCGTCGCTGCTCAACGACAGCACCGCCTTGCGCCAGCCCGGAGAAGTCCCGCACGCCGCGATCATCAGGCGCGGTGCGCTCAACAGCCCGTCGCCCAGATGCGGAATTTCAAATCCATGCAGCACGGTGGCGCCGTGCACCCGATCCGGTGCCGGGCTCACCCGCCCCGGACTCGCCGTTGCGGCGCTCGCTGTGGGCACGAGGGGGGTGAGAGCGAGCGCAACCTCACCCGCCTCGATCCGCGACTCGATCACCCGCCACTGCCCCGCCTCACCCGCAACCGTCACCCGCGCGCCCGGCGCAATCCCCATCGCCGACCAGCCGGGCCGCACCACCCGCCGCGTCCGCGCCAGATCCGCCCCGATCAACTCCGCAGCGGCAATACCCTTGGCTGCTCCGGCGGAGAGCGCTGCGGGCAACTCGATCCGCCGTTCGCGATCCTGCCCCTGCGGATCCGACGCGCTCTGCACCCCGGCCTGATAGTCGCGCGCCGGATCATAGTGGCTGAGCACAATTCGCCGTGGCACCCGGTCAGGCGACTCGATCGACCGTTCGACCCCACGCCCCGCCGCCCCCGGATCGGCAATCGTTGCCGCCCCGCCCGCACCGCACGCCAGCACGAACCCGTCACCCACGGAAACCGGCCACGCCCCGCTCGCCTCGATCAGCGGCGCAATCGCCCCGCGCACACTCTCGCCATAGCCCGAATAGCCATCAATCGGCAGCACCGCCTCGCCCGCCCCGACCACCTCGCCGGACAACGCCGCGACGATCGTTCCCGCTGCCACCGCACCCGGATCGGCCACCACCTCGAAACTCAGCGAAGGAATCCGATTGCCGAACTCCTCCAGCTCCAGATTCTCGAACACGGCATAGGCAATGCCGCGATGCGCCGGTGCCAGCCCGACGCCCTCGGCCGAAGCGATCAGCGGATCGACCGCCTGATCCTCGCCCCCTGCATGCAGCCGGAACCCGGTCCGCACCTTCCAGTCACCTGCCGCGCCGCGCAGCAGCTTGCCGTCCGCCCAAACCCGCCCAACCGACAGGATCGGCCGCGCCGACAGCGCCACCGCGAACGACGCGGTATAGCTATAGCTGGTCACGGTCGGCCGCCCCTTGCCGCCCTCCCGCTGGCGACGCTCGACCAGGTCGGTCGCCCAGATCACCGTCCCCGCCACCCGCAACGTCCCGAACAGCTTCGGGATCGGCGTGCCGTAACTCGACGTCTGCAGCGCCAGCTCGGTCAGCCGCGGCCCCTCGCGTCCCTTGGGCTTGAACAGCAATTCGCGGTCCACCGCTTGCCCCGCAAGCCCGCCCAGCATCGCCCCGATCGGCCCGCCGATCAGACCGCCGACCGCAGTCAGCACCAGAGTCGCCATCTCACCCTCCCTCCCGTCGCCACCGCGCCAGTTCGGGCCAGGGCGGCACGCCCGGCCGCTCGACCACGCGGCGCAGCGCCGCATCGGCATGGATCACGCCCGCTTCGCTCGCGATGGCGAGATGCAGCTGCCCCGCCCCGGCATTCAGCAACAGCAGGTCGCCGACGCGTGCATCATCAGCCCGCACCAGCCCCGCCGCCTCCGCCGCCGCGATCACCTGCGCAACACTGCCCCCACGCAGCGCATATCCCCGCGGCACCGCGATCCCAAAAGCCAGCCCAGCCAGCCCAACACAGTCCAGCCCATGCGCCACACATCGCCCGTGTAACCGAAACCGCGCTCCGATCGCGCCCCGCGCCCGCTCGATCGGACTCATACGCCCGGATAGCGCGTCAGCAGGTCGATCCCCGGCAGATACGGCTCGCCCCGGAAATTCGCCGCATTGCCGAACCGACCCGCGCACGTCGCAACGCTCTTGTCGCATCCCTCGCTCACCTCCACCAACGCCCCCACAGCATCGAAGCGCGGCGCCCGGCGCAGCGTCACGACATCCCCCGCCGACGCCGCGATCACATCGCTCAGCCCGCTATTCGCCCCGCCGATCCAACGCAGCCGCCCGCCAGCCCATCCCCCCGGGACAGGTTCCTCGCAATCGAGCGTCAGCACCGCCCCGTCCGCCGCGATCACCCGCGCAAACCGCCGCCGCCCCGCCATTGCCACGCGGCATCTCTTGTCACCCAGCTCGGCGCGGCATTCGGGCGAGGTCATCTCGACCACCGGCGCATCCAGCGCCGCCGCCGCCCCGCGCAACTCGGCGGTCAGCACGCCATCGCGTGTCTCGACCGCCCCGATCGTCCCGCTGCCCAACGCGACCACCTCGCCCGGCGCCGTCCAGTAGACCGCGAACAGCGTAATCCGCGCCCCGTCCCAGCGCCCGGCAAGCAAATCGGCCTCGCTGATCGCAGCGCCAGTCAGCGCGCCCGTCACATCCATACTATCGGCATCCAGCCCCGCGCCGCGCCGGATCGCCGACGGCGTCATCCCCGGCGCCGCGCGATAGTGGAACCCATCCACCGACCGTGAGATCGACCGCCTCGCCGGTGTCAGCCGACCTTCAGGCTTCGTTTCGCCCGGCGGCGAGCCGCCACCCTAACCCTCGCGCACCTCGACCAACGGCACACTCGGCGCCGCCCCCGCCATGAACGTCGCGCGGTTCACGCTCAGCGAATCCTCCGCGAACCGCACCGGCACGTCGAACCGGAATCCCGCGGTCACCAGCGCGCCTTCATCCGGCGGCTCGTCCAGCACGACCATCCCGCCCGCGCCGATCGCAAACGCCGCCGTCTCGACGCCATCGACTGCAACCCGCACGCTCCCCGCCACCGGCCGCGTGATCCGCCGCGCCACATCGCCATAGGCCTTCACCAACGCAAACGCCTGCTGTGCCCCATCCCCGGTCCCGATCAGCTGATCGAGCGGACCCGGCGCACCCTCGTCATTCGAGCAGTCATCGAATGGATCGCGCAGCCGGAACGCCCGCGCCGGCCCCATCCGGGCCCGGTAAAACCCCAGCAGCGCCCGAATATCCGCCTCGCTCCGCACCCCCGGCCCGACATCGTACCGCGTCCGCGCCTGCGCCCAGGCCGCGTTGCGCGCCTCATGCCCGCCCGCGCTGGTCAGGATCGCGGTCGATACCTCCGGCGCCACCTCCGCCTCGCGCCCCAGCGCAATCGGGAACAGCACATCATCGAACGCCTGCATCTCATCCTCCTGATCGAAGGTCACAAATCCATCGCGGATCACCTGCGGCAACGCCCAGATAAAGGTCGCCGCCACGCCCCGCGCACGCGCCGCATCCGCCGCCGCGGCAATCCCGCGCCATTGCGCCGCATCCTCCGGGTTCAGCACGAACCCAGCGAAATAATGTTGCCTCTCAACAGAATAGCCCAGCCGCGCCTCCGCCAGCGCCACGCCGCGCGCGCTCGCCACGGCATTGCCCGCCGCTGCCCAGTCATAATCCTCCAGCTGCAGCACATCGAACGCCGGAAAGGCCCAGCCGACCGGCAAATTCGCCCGCATCAATTCGGGTGCGTCCCGGTCCAGCACGGTGGGCAGATAGGCCAGCAGCAACAGCTCCGCCTCGGGTGCCACCCCGCGCACTGCAGCCCCCAGCGCTGCCGTCGAATCCGCCAGCAAAGCCCCCGCCGCGTCGAGCACATCGATGTCGGGATCATCCCGCACATTCTGCTCCGCCGGATCGCCCAAAGCCGCTCTCGCCGCATCGTCATGGATGCACAGCCGGCCATCCGCCATCACCCACCACCACGGCTCACCGACCTGAAACTTGACCGTCAGCCCCGCATCCTGCGCAATCCCGACAAACGCCGCCGCCACCGCCTGCAAATACCCCATCACCCCGGCATGCGCCGGCGACAACAGGGTCGAGGGCGGCTCCCACCCGGTCAGCGCGGGCGATCCATCGAACGCCCGCTGCTTCCAGTCGCCCCAGCAATGCGCGTCGAACAATTCGTAGGACAGCGACCAGATCAACCCGAACCCGAGCGCCCTGGCCCGCGTCGCGAAATCGGCATGCCACGCCACGCACGGGCCATTCAGCACCCCGCCGCTCAGGCTCGCAAAATAGCCCCCCGACGCCGCCTCGAGCCGGAAATAATGGCTCATCCCCACATAGTGAACGATGTCCCCGCGATACCCCAGGTGCAGCGCATTGCGCAGCAGCCGCGCCGGGGTCAGGTGATAGCTGTCGTCATAACCCGAGCAGATCGACAGCCCATGTTCGGGCACCACCATATCGCCGATCGCCAGCACCGCCCCCGGCCCCTCGACCGCAATCTCCGACAGCTCGACCCAGCCCTCGACCGGCGCCACTAGCGCCGCATCGTCACCGGTGTAACCCGGCGGCACCAGGCTAACGAACATCCGGTCGATATCGCCGGCCCAAACCGGATCAGCCTCACCCGGCAACACGAACCCGCCCGCAACGCTGGCAAAGTCGATGCCGACGACGCAATCCTCCGGCGTCCCCTCTGCATAGTTCCACAGCCGCACATACCAGGCGCGCGCCACCCCCGCCGCATCGCGCCCCTCGATCGTCAGCACCGGTCCATTGACCGCATCCAGCGGCATCACCCCGCCGGATCGCCACCGAAAGCGCAACCGGCACCCACGATAATCCCGGCTGGTCTCATAGGACAGCAGCGGGTGGTCATGCCGATCCACGCTCTCCCAGATCAGCCCCGCCAGATCGCTTTGCCGATAGAATACCGCATCCACGCGCAATGCGTCCGGAGCGGTGGTCACGACGCTCGCCATCATCGGCCGCGGGAAATTGACCGTCCAATAGGCGGGATCAAAGCGCGAGATCACCCCCGCCACCTGCACCGTCCGCTCGGACGCCAGCCAATATGCCATGTCGCTTCCCCTTCTTCTCCCCTCCCGCAAGCGGGAGGGGCCGGGGGAGGGCCTGTCCACACGCACCCGCGCTCAACAGACACGCCCTCCCCTAACCCCTCCCGCAAGCGGGAGGGGGACAACTCACTCAACCCCCGCCAGCGCCGCCTTCACCGCCCGCGCCACCTGCCGCCCCGATTGCCGCAGCGCCCCCGCAGCCTCACCGCCGCCCGGCGCATGGATCGTGATCGCAACCCGCACATCACGCCCGCCACCCTGAACCGGCACCTCGACCCGCCCGCTCGTCGTCGGCACGAACAGCTCCGGCCCGCGCTCGCCAACGATATAGCCCCGCCCCGGTGCCACCGGCCCACCGGTCGCGCGGCCGGGCAGTCCAAACAGCCCCCCGATCGCCCCGGCAATCCCGCCGCTGCCAAAGATCGCAGCCATCCCCCCGCGCACCGCCTCCGCGGCGATCTCGGCCAGCACCTGCGACGCCACCCGCTTCAAATCCTCAAAGCCGAGCTTGCCCGTCCGCACCGCGCGCAACAGCGCCGTCTCGACCGCGCGCCCCGCCCGGTCCGCCCCGGCCTGCAATGGCCCGTCGATCGCCGCACGCATCTCGGCGACATCGCGAGCAAAGCCCTGCGTATCGGCGCGCACCCGCACCATCATATTTTCGATCTCGTCATCCATCGGGAAACGCCTCCATCAACTGCGCGATCGTGTCGCGATCGGGCGGCGCGACCTCTTCGCCAGCCACCGCCCGCACCAGTGCCGCCAGCTCGGCCGGGGTCGCATTCCAGAACAGCTCCGGCGTCCACCCGAACGCCACCCCCGCCTGCCCCGCCAACAGCGCGGCGCGCTCGGCGAACATTATCGCCCCGCCAGAATCTGCCCGATCAGCACGCGCAGCGCCGGGGTCGCGCCGGCAAGTCCGCCCGCCGCAACCCCCTCGCCAAACGCCTCACGGGTCAGCCCCTCGGGCCGGTCCTTCAGGCAATGCCAGAACAACGCGACTATCTCGCCCAGCCCGAGCCGCCCCTCAGCCGCCCGCTCGACCAGCGCAAATAACGGTCCCACTTCCTGCTCGGCGGCAACCAGCGCGCTGAACGACGGGCGCAACACCAGCTCCACCCCCGCAACCCGCACGCACGCCTCGCCCCGTGCCGAATTCGCACTCATGCCGACACCACCGGCCCGGAGCTCTCCAGGTTCAGCGTGTAACTCCGCTCCCCGTTGAAATCCCCGGCATAGTCCAGCCGCGTGACCAGGAACCGACCGGTCATCGTCTCCCCGCTCTCGAAGCTCAGCCGATAATCGTCGATCACCCCGCTCAGCGCATTGCCCCGGATCCGCGTCTCCGCCGCCGACCCGGTAAACACCCCCGCCGCCGACACGCTGACCGATCGCACCCCCGCGCCCGACAGCAATTCGCGCCACGCGCCTGAATCCTTCGACGTGATCGCCACCGCCTCGCCATTGACGCTCAGCTGCGTCGTGCGCAGCCCCGCCACCGTCGCATAGGCGACCGGCGACCCGCCATCGCCCACCTTCAACAGGAACGCGCTTCCCTTCTCCACCGCCATGACTCGATCTCCCTCAGATCCCGCTCTTCAACATCCGCAGCCGCCACTCGCTCGTCGCGACCCAGCGCCCCTCGCCCTTCCGCTCGATCCGCGCGCGCAACAGCACCCGGCTCGCAAGCTCCCAGCCGCCGCCGATCGCCCGCGGCATCGCGGCCACAGCGGTTTCCAGCTCGCCCAAAAGCCGCCGCAACCGCGCCGGGCTCTCCCCGGCATCGTGCAAGCTCACAACAACACGCGCCTCGCGCCCGGCCATGTCCTTGGTGCTCCAGTCGCTCAGCAACGCTTCACCGATCACCGCATGCGGCGTCGCCGCACGCACCGGCGGCGCATCGAACACCCCCGCCAATTGATCCGACAGCGGCCGGTGAGCAGTCAGCGCCGCCCGGATCGCTTCCGTCAGCACCACCGCCGCGCTCATCGCACCGCCCCCGCGCCCAGCCGCATCACCCGCCACGGTCGCCACAATGCCGTCACCGCCGCCGGCGGCACGCCATCGCCATCCATCCGCAAATGCGCCGCCAGCCGCAGAATGCCGTGCCGCACCGGCTCGGGCACCGCGTTCCAGTCACCCGCGCTCCCCGCGCGATAGGTCACCGCAACCCGCCCCACGCCGGCCGCACAGCGCACCCATCCGCGCCCCGTCGCATCGATATCGATTCCATAGGTTTCAAGTCCCAGCGCCACCGCGCTGCCATCACCCAACAGCGCATCGACCGAAGTCACCGCCCGCACCGGCGATACACTCAGCGCCTGCCACTCCGCCCGCGCCGCCAGCGTCTCGCGCAGCGTCCGCTCCAGCAATGGCGCCCCGATAAACCCCTCGCACAGCTCGGTCGCAACGCGCAGCTGCGCCGCCAGCTCGGCATCGCCATCCACCCCCTCGATCCGCAGGAACGCGCGCAGCTCCGCCAGCGCGACGGGGGCCGTCTCGGGCGGCACGATCGTCTCGACCATCACCGCCGCTCCACCCGCACGTCGAGCGAGCGCGCATCGCGCCGCCCGTCACTCCAGCTCACCCGATTGGTCAGGCGATAGACGATCCCTGGACGCCCGCCCTCAACGGTCGCAGCACAGCGCGGCCCGCTGACCGCCTCCGCCACCACCGCCAGCCCCTCGTCATGCACCGGCTCGACCGCCCAGCTACTCGCGCTCAGCCCCGCCGCGCCCGCAATCGCCGCCCAGTCGATCGCATAGTCCAGCGCCGCCGCCGGATCCTTCAGAAAGATGCCCATCGCTCGCCCCCTGCTCCCAAGAAAAAAGGGGGCGGCCCCGCAGGACCGCCCCCTCATCATCGCACTTCGCCGACCATGTCAGTCTGCGCGAGTCTCCGGTGCGACCGCTCGCACCCGATGCTCCGTCCGGCCGCCGCCAGCCGCCACTGCCTCCAGCCGGAGCCGGATGCGCTCCAGCCGAGCAGGATCCCCCGCCCCCGCGTCGCTACGCACCGCCCCGGCGCGCGCATCGCGCGCGTCCGATGCGATCAGTCCGCTCGCCGCCAACGGAACCGCCCAGGCTGCACCGGATGGTCCCGCCCGGCGGCGCCGTCCGGCGATCGGCGTAGCAGCAAGCGGTGCCGCGCCGATCGCCGCGCGCATCAGCTTACCACCGCACGATCGGTCACCCGCCGCCAGTCGGTGCCATCGGAAAAGACCGGCACCGCCCCGCCGCTTTCATTGGTGCAATATGCCATCGCACCCGCGCCGACCGTCGCGGCGGCAGGCAAGGCCGACACTGCGTGACTCGGCAGCTTCGGCGGCTTGGCGAAATAAGCGACGTTGATCGTCGGATCGAATTCGACGAACAGGTTCGCGGCATTGCCGACCGACCGATAGCTCTTCTCGATCTTCAGCTTGTCGCCATCGCTATTGTCATAACCGATGGTGAAGCTGCCCCCGCCGCCATTGTTGGTGAAGCCCAGCAGCGCATCGGACCCCGTGCCGTTCAGCACCTGCAGGTCCAGCATCGCGCTGCCATTCGTGTTGTACACCACCTGCGCCAGCTTGCCGGTGACCGATCCTTGCGTGAACTGCGCGTTGAAATCACCACCCGTGATCGTCGGGATATAGACGCGGATCGCCGTCCCGTTCGCCACCCCGCTGGTCAGGTTGAGCACAAAGCCAGCATTGTCGCCCGAGGGCGTCGGCTGGGTCGGCGTCACCAGGTACAATGCACCACCGCCCAGATGATGATTGTCGAACTGGTTGCGATAGGGCAGCGGCAGATAGGCATTGCCCGCGGCATTCTTCTGCTGCGCCACCGCGCGATTGTTGGTCCCGAACAACAGCCACGGATGCGGCTTGCCCGCCCCATTATCCTTCAGTTCGACCTCGTTGCCGACCGCCCCCAGCCGGATGTTGATGCGGTCATCGCCCATACCGCTGGTAAAGCGGTAATTGTTCGCGCGCATCGTATAGTCCGCGCCGACCCCGTCCCAGTCGCTGACCAGATGCGGCACCGTCCCGGAAAACAGCCGATACTCGTTGTTCGGGTCGCTCGCCGGGAACATCGAGCTGTGAAACTCGACGATGAACGGATCGCTCGGCGCGCCCTGCGCGAACTTGCTTTCGATCCGATAGGATGCCGACGGCATGTCGGTGTTCAGCGGGGCAAAGGCGTTGGTCTGGTTGAACCCCAGCGACAGGACGGTGTTGTAGTAATTGGGCTGGCTGGTCGGACCATTGGTCACCAGCGATCCGTTCTGGATCAGGCGCAGGTTGACCGCGTCATTGCCGCCCTGGCTGTTGGTCATGCCCGACACCGGCGCCTGCTGGTCGATCACCAGCTGGCTGAAGATGCCGCTTTCCAGCACGGGCGGATCGAGCACCAGCCCGTCGACATTCGCCATCGCGTTGAGAAAGTCAGTCACCGTTCCCGTCGCGTTGCCGGGCATCGCCTGCCACGCCGCGAACACGTCATGCGCCTGAACCGTCTCGTAGAATTCGGCGGCGACGGTCAGCGATACGGTCTTGGTACCGGCCGGCAGATCGACGGCGCTGGTGCCGTCCGACGAGACGATCGGATCGCGCACGATCGTCCCGCTGGTAAAGGTGCCGATGCCGACTTCGAACACGCTCGCATCTGCGGGCGCGCCGTCGATCGCATAGTAAAACTGGTCGCCTTCGCTCAGTACCGACGCAAAACTGCGCGATCCGGTCACCGCGCCGCCCGGCGTGATCGCGCCGGTCCCGGTCGTCGTTGTCGTTTCCTCGACCAGGTCTGCGTAAATCAAATCAGCCATGTCTGTGCTCCTGCGGAAAAATGTCGGAACCGGCCGGGGCGCCCGCTTCGCCCCGGCCCGACGGTATCAGGGGTGCAACGAACCGCAGAATCGCAATGGTTTCCACCCTGCAAACCGCGCTCCGTCGCGCCGCATCAGGATGCGGCGAACTTCATGATCTTGATCGCTTCCGAATTCGTCACCGCACCGCCGACCCGCTTGGTGGCATAGAAGTGCACGAACGGCTTGTTGCTGTACGGATCGCGCAGGATCTGCGTCTCGCCGCGCTCGGCGATCAAATACCCGGCCTTGAAATTGCCGAACGCGATCGACAGCGAGTTGGCCGCGATGTCGGGCATGTCCTCGGCCTCGACCACCGGATAACCGAGCAGGCTCGCCGGCTGCCCCGCGCTCAGCGACGGCTGCCACAGCAACGCGCCGTCGCTAGTCTTGAACTTGCGGATGCGCGCCAGCGTCGCCGAATTCATGGCAAACACCGCGCCCTGCCGATATGGCGGCCGCAACGCCTGAACCAGGTCGATCAGCCGTTCCTCGGGATTGGCCGCAAACGCGCCCGCCGCACCCGACACGATATGCTGCAGCGTCCCGAAAGCCCGCGCGTCATCGCCGGTCGCCGCAGTGGCATAGCTCAGAAACCCCTTGGGCTTGTTCGTCCCGTTGCCGCTGACGAACGCCGCCCCCTCGGCCCGCGCAAATTCGCGCGCAATCTCGTCGGCCAGCCACGCTTCGACATCGAACGCGCCATCGTCCAGCATCGCCTGGCTCGCCGCCGGATTGGCGAACAGATCGCCCATCGGCGGGGCGATCTCGTTGAACACCGGCGTATCGGTCTCGTCGCGCGTCGCCGTTTCGCTCGCCCAGCCCGATTCGGTCCCGCCCGACGCGACCAGCTTGCGATACCCCGCGCTACCCACCGTCACGACATTGGCGATCGCACGGATCGGCGAAATGCTCGCCAGCGTCGCATCGACCAATGCGTCGATCTCGCGCGGTACGGCATAACCGCCCTCGGCCCCGCTCACGCCCGACAGCGCCTTCATCTCCAGCGCGCCGCTGCCGCTGCGCAAAAACCCCTCGAACGCCGCGCCACCCATGCTGCGCGCGCCACTCAACATCGGCCGCGCCACCGGCACCCCAGCCGCTTCCACCGCCTCGAACGACTGTTCGAGGACATCCGCCTTCGTTTCCATGATCTTCTCCCACCATCAAAAATCCTCCCCGGAACGGGGAGGGGGACCATCGCAAAGCGATGGTGGAGGGGGCCCGCGTCCGGCGAACCCCGTCGTCTCAGAAAATGAATCGGCTATCCGCCATATTCGCGCCCATGCGGGCCCATCCACGATCCTGTATCGTTAGGACCGCGACGCACCGTCACTCCGGGAATTCCAAATGTCCAAACGATCGAACAGAAGCTGGATGAACGCCGGATTCGACGCCTGGTCCCTCGGCTGGGAATCCGCAGCCGTGATCGGCCTGCGCGCAACCAAGATCGCCCAGGGCGGCCCCGAAGCGCAGCGCGAGACCGAATTGATGGTCTCCGAAAAAATGACCGCTGCGTTCGAACTTCAGATGGCGATGATGACCGGCGCCATGGGCATGAGCCCCGCCACCACCACCCGCAAGGCACTCGCCCACTACCGCCGCAAAGTGCGCGCCAACGCCCGCCGGCTTAGCTAGCCGCGGGTGCCTCCACCGCATGCACCCGCGCTAGCGCCTGCATCGGCCGTGCCACCAGGCTCACCTCGCACAGCTCCAGCGCCTCGATCTCGCGCCACCGCCCCTGCCGCGCCTTCACGGTCCGATACCCAAAGCTGAGGCCATTCACCGCGCCCCGCGCGACCAATACCGCCAGCTCCGGCGCATCGACCCGCGCCATCACACGCAGCCCGCGCGCATCCTCCCCGATCGCCTCGATCACCCCGACCGGTCGCCCGCGATGCTGCCACAGCAACGGCACCCGCCGCACGCTCTCGCCAAACGCCCCGGCCCGGATCACATCCCCGCCCCGGTCCGGCACATCGAACACCGCCGCATAACCGGCAAAGCGGACGCCGGGCATCGCACCTTCACTCCCCTCCCGCTCGCGGGAGGGAGACAAGGCACCGAGCCGCACCTGACGCTGCATCACTTCCCCACCCCCCAAAACCCCAATTTCACCGCCAGCCCCACCACGACCAGCGCCAGCAGCATCCGCACCACCCACCCGGCCACCGCCTTCACCGCCGACCGCTTCGCATCGCGCCACGCCTCCAACAGCTCGCGCAACTCGCCCATGTCCTTGCCGGCATGCGGATCGTCGAGCCCCAGCCGCGCCAGCGCCCGGCTCGCCCCGAGTTCGCCCGCTTCCTCCGCCACCGCGCGCAGCGTCGCCATATCCGCGCCCTCGGCCGACCCCTGCGCGATCAGCTGCGCCAGCAGCTTGCCGTCGACCGGCGCGCTCACGCCCCGATCCCCTGGCCAATCCCCAGCATCGCGCGCTTCTCCTCGGTGGTCAGGAACTCCGCCCCGCTGACGCTGCGCCACAGCCGCTCGCGGTCCTCGGCCATCGCCGACACCTTATCGACCGCGACCCCCAGCCGCGCATCGGGAAACCACGGCGACAGCCCCTGCGCCAATTCGGTCAGGATCTTGTCCGCCAGCGGCAGGATCGTCATCCGCCACACCGCCTTGTTCGCCTCGCGATAGTTCGCATAGCTATTGTCGCCGGGCAGGCCGATCAGCATCGGCGGCACGCCGAACGCCAGCGCGATCTCGCGCGCCGCCGCCGCCTTCAGCCCGACGAAATCCATGTCGGCCGGCGTCAGGCTCATCGCCTGCCATTTAAGCCCGCCCTCCAGCAGCATCGGCCGCCCGGCATTGGCGGCCCCAGCGAAGCCGGCTTCCATCTCGCTCTTCAACCGCTCGAACTGCGATGGCGACAGCGCACTCCCGTCCCCCGGCTCGTACACCAGCGCCCCCGAAGGTCGCGCGGCGTTGTCGAGCAGCGCCTTGTTCCACCGCGTCGCCGCATTGTGGATCGCGATCGCCCCCGACGCCGCGCCCAGGCAGCCAAGCCCATAATGATCGTCGACCGGGTTGAACGCCTTCAAATGTACGACCTGCGGCCGCCCCGCCGCATCCTCCGCCGCGATCACCCTGACGCTCCCGCCGACACGATAGCGATAGCCGACCGGCCACCCCCCGGCATCGGTCTCGACGCTCACCCGCTCGGGCCGCAGCGCGAACAGCTCCGCGACACCCCCCGAGCCATCGCCCAGCAACTGCACATAGGCATTGCCATGCAGCAACAGCTGCGCGGCGATCGTCGCCCCCAGCTCCTGCCCCTGGCTCCGCGTCGTGACCAGCTTCAGCAGCGCCGCATCGCTCGCCGCGACCGGCGCCGCCGCGACGCCCTCGGCAATGATCTTCACCGCCCGCTGCGCCACCGGGTTGGCGGCATAGCCGGCCCGCACCTGCGCCTCATAACTCTGCGGCCACTCACCCAGCACCGCGCCCGCGCCTTGCCCACGCGCCAACACCGGACGCGAACCCTCGCGCCCGGACTTCCGCCCGAACCATTTCATAATTGATCTCCCGTGATCGCCTCGCGGCGATTGAGCGCCTAGCGCTTCTTACCGAACCAGATCACGTGCCGCGGTCCCTTGCCATTCTGCCGCGCCCGCACCTGCACCTCTTCAACCTCGAACCCCGCATCGCGCATCCGCCGCGTAAAGGCCGGGTCCGGCCCCGCCGACCACACCGCCAGCACCCCGCCCGGAGCCAGCGCCGCCCGCGCCCGCTCCAGCCCGCGCATCGTGTACAGCCCGTTATTCGCGTCGCGCGTCAGCCCGTCCGGCCCATTGTCGACATCCAGCAGGATCGCCTCCCAGCTGCCCCGACTGCGCGCAATCTCCGCGCCGACATCGCCCATCACCAGCTGCGTGCGCGGATCATCCAGGCACCCGTCGGCCAGTTCCGCCATCGGCCCGCGCGCCCATTCGATGATGCCCGGCACCAACTCGACCACACACGCCCACCCCTTCGGCCCCAGCCGCCTGAGCGCCGCGCGCAGCGTAAATCCCATGCCATATCCGCCGATCAACAACCGCGCGCTCACCGGATCGCTCAGCCGGTCCAGCGTCATATCCGCCAGCGCCTCTTCCGATCCGCTCATCCGGCTCGACATCAGCTCGTTGCGCTCGAGCATGATGATGTGATCCCGCCCGTGCCGCACCAGCCGCAACGGTTCCCCGCCCGGCACCTCGGCCACACCGATCAGCTCCCGAGGTGTCATCGTCTTTTCCCTTGTTGGCGGCACCGGCCCGCTCCCCCACCCGGCCACCCACCAAGTGTACCGTCTGGGTGGCCGGGTGGGGGAGCGGGCCGGTGCCGAAACCCGCAAATCACGCCCACGTAAAACTCAAAACGCTCTCACCCTCGAGCAGCCCGGTCGAATTAAACCGCCGCTCGGCAATCCGCCCGCGCCCCAGGTGATCCACCGTCACCACCGTACTCGCCCGCGTCCCATAAACCGGGTTGCGGATGAACACCGGCGAATCCACCGGCTCATAGGGATCGGGCTCATAGCGCTCGGCCGCCCCCGCCGGCCGCTCATCGGCGAGCGCCGCGAACAGCGGCTCCAGCGACGAACTCCCCGCCTCCAGCCACGCGGTCAGCGCCATCTGCACCCGGATCGTCTTGGGCCACAAGGTGTCGAACAGCCCGTTCGACAGCCCATGCATCCCCGGGCTCAGCGGCCGCCGCACCGGATCGGGCCGGTTCGACAGATAGATCGGCCCGTCGCGGTCCACCGCGATCAGGTTGAACGGATTATACGCGTTCAGATCCTCCGGCTCATGCCCGGCGAGCATATCGGTCACCAGCCCCCCGCGCGACAACCGCGCCGGATCAACCGCCTCACCCCGCACATTGGTCACCGCCGCCAGCCGCCCGGCCTCGTTCACCGCCAGCCAGCTGCCCCCAGCCTCCAGATCGCGCCCGCCAATGACCGGGGTGTTGGCAGGCTTGGGCGCCATCCAGCGCGACAGCGGCGCAGTCGCGCGCGCATGCCGCTCGTCACGGTTCCCCGCAGCGACCAACCGCCAATTGGGATGCATCCCCCACGCCAACGCCAGCACGCACATGCGCGGAGGCTTAGCGAGGGTAAGTGGCCACAGCTAGGGCGTATCGACATCCAAAAATCCTCCCCCGCCAGGGGGAGGTGGCGGCCCGGACTTGATCCGGGCCGACGGAGGGGGAGGACGGCTGTGCGCTTGAGCCTCTTGCCGTCGTGCTTCCGCCCCCTCCGTCAGCTCCGCTGACGCCTCCCCTGGCGGGGGAGGATTGAAGCGCAAGGCGTCCGAACCTCCATCTGGCTGTAAGCGGACGGTCGGCTAACGACCCCGTTGCCGACATAGGCCCGTTGATGCATTCGACACCCATGAACCTTCGTCTTCTGATCCCGGCTACCGCAGGACTGTTGGTCTCTGCCTGCGATCCCGGTGTTCATGTAGGCTGGGAGAAGGACTTCTCCGGGCGGGTCGATAGCCAGTGCGTGGAACAGGCGTTGCAAACCGTTGCATCTGAGGTCAGCCGCGCGACCTACGTTAGCGAAGGAGGGCGCTTCGCCCGTGGCTTCCCGCGCGGCACTGAAGTGACTCAGTTCAACTATTTTGCGCCGCCTGTTCAATACGGCTATTCGCTTGACCTTGCTCTGCTTCCTAACGGCAAGACCCATGTCGTTCACCGCTGGAGCAAGATCGGGACTGACATCCCGCATGACGAACAGACCCAAGTCCTGCCCTTGCTGTTGAGGGCCAACAAAGCGCTCGAAACAGCCTGTGGACTGGAGTTCGCAGGTTCTGAGCCGGAAGTCGGTCCCGGTTAAGGGCCGCTTCCCACCCAATAGCTGACGAAGCGATCATCGTTCCGGCTCTGGCCCGCAACGCCTCAAACCCTACGTCCCCCGCACCCCAACCTCGCCCTTCCACCCGAACACCAGCTCCCACGCCGCCCACACCAGCGCATCGGCGCGATCCGGCGAGCGCCCCGGCCCGGCATAATCGCCGCCGCGCACCAGCCCGCACAGCTCATCCTCCAGCGCCGCAAAGGCCCGCGCGTGCCGCACCCGCCGCCGTTCATACAATGCCGCGATCGGTTCCGCCCGCGCCGCCTTCCCCCGGCTGGCATGGACCAGCCGCACCGGCATCGCCACCGCCGCCGCGCGCAGCACGCTCTCCACCATGTCGCCGCCCTGGTTCTTCTCCGCCGCCACCCGATCCGCGCCATGCCGGTCGGCGCACGCCGCCACCGCCTGTGCCCAGCCCTCGGGCGACAGGCCGCCAACGCTCGCATCCTCCAGCACGCACAGCCGCCCGACAGCATCGATCGCCACCGCGACGATCCCGCACGCATCGCCCTCCGCGCTCGCCGGCGGATCGACGCCGACCACCACGCGCACCGGCGCATCCACCGTCACGCCGCGCGCAGCCTCGATCATCGCCCGCGTCCACAGCGCCCCCGGCACATCGCTCAGCAATTCGCCGTCCAGCTCCTGCCGCCCCAGCCGCGTGCCGCCATATTCGGCCTCCATCGCCGCGACGAAACTCGCCGGCAGATGCGGATTGTCCCGCGTCGCCCCGCGCGTCTCGATACAGCTCGGCAGCGCCATCACCCGCCGCATCAGCCGCGTCGGCCGCGGCGTCGTCGTCACCAGCACCCGCGGCCGCTCGCCCAGCCGCAATCCCATCGCCAGATTGTCCCACGCCGCATCGCCCCGGCGGCCCCATTTGCCCAGCTCATCGGCCCAGGCGGCATGATGCTCCGGGCCGCGCAGCCCCTCGGGCGACTCCGCCGAATAGGCAAAGCCGACCGCGCCCGACGGCCAGTGCAGCTCACGCGCGCTCGCCTTCCACACCGGTTGCCGGTCCGACCGCGCGGTCGCGATCAGCCCCGACTGCCCCTCGATCATCACCCGCCGCACTTCGTCCAGGCTCGCGCCGACCAGCGCAAAGCGTCCCTCGGGTTCGTCCAGCGCCAGCTGGTTGACCCATTCGCTCCCCGCCCGCGTCTTGCCAAAGCCGCGCCCCGCACGGATCAGCCACACCCGCCAGTCACCCGGCGGCATCAGCTGTCCGCCATGCGCCCACAGCTTCCACCGCGCGAGGAACTCGCGCCGCATCGGCTTCGTCATCCCGCGCACCGCATAGCCGCGTTCTTCATCGGGCAGCGCGATCAGTCGGTCGATGAACGCGCCGATCTCCGCATCACTCGCCATCGCGCGCACCCTCCGCCTGCGGGGCGTGATCGATCACCGCATCGCGTGCCGGGACCGGATCGCCCGCGCCCGCGCCCGCATCCTGCGCCAGCAACCCGGCCGTGCCTGCGGCCACCGGCGCGGCACATTGCGCCTCACGCGCGCGCCGCATCTCGATCACCTTCAGTCGCTTGAGCAGCACGGCGTCGGTCTCGTCAGGAGCGGCAAATTGCAGCGGGGGTCCGCCCTTTCGCGGCTTCGCTTCCGGCCTGCGATGGGCCGCGAGCAAGCGCATCGCTGCGTCGAAATCGATCAGCGGCTGTTCGCACTGCTGAGTATTGACGTGATCGCTGGTGCGGTTGCCCGCGATCACATGGCCCAGCAGCAGCGTCTCGACCATCTGATAGCCAAGCGCCAGTGCCGCTTCCCACTGCTCGGCGAAACGGGCGTCGCGTCGCCGGTGCGCATAAACGGTTTCCACGCTCACATTCGCAATGGCAGCCGATTGGGCGACGTTGCATGTGGCAGCGAGGTGGTCGAGAAACGCGACTCGCATCGCCTTGCTCCAACGGGCGCGCGCACCTTTGCCGGTCGCCACCCGCTGTCCATCCAGATTGATGCGGCATCCCATCGGCAT